ATCCATCAATAACGCCGTATCCGCTTTAGAAATCAGAGTCAGTGCAGCTTCTGCAACAGGTGTGGCTAACTCGGCGGCTATTACTTCTGTCAATAACGTAGTAAGCGCCCTAGACATTCGCCTTACCAATGTATCGGCATCCGTATCGGTACTTAATGTGCAAATGGGGCAGGCGCTTGCCTCAATTTCAGCTATCAATTCAGTCCTCGCTACCATCGACACTTCCGCTATCGCGGGCCTAGAAGTTCGCGTTAGCAACCTGTCAATTGCGGTATCCACTAACTCGACTGCGCTAACAGCTACCCAGGCTTCCGTATCAGTCTTGCAACTACAGGTGAACGCCGTATCAGCGGCCCTGACTTCCACCAACAATGTAGTGTCAGCTTTGGAAATCCGCGTAAGCAGCGTTTCCGCCCAGGCATCTTCCCTCCAGACCCAAGTCAACGCTGTATCGGTCCTAGTGTCAGCTCTGGACGTTCGCCTAGCCGCCGTCTCCGCTTCAGTGTCTGCCATCAATGCGCGTTTGCCTAGCGGCGCAGTCGTCGGAACTACAGACGTACAGACCCTTTCCGACAAGCGGATCAATCCCCGCGTCGTCACCACGGCAGGTACGGGCGGCGGCAGCCTGACCCCGCCTAGCAATACGGCAGATCAGTTTGTCATTACCGCCCTTACGTCGTCGGCCACTTTCCTAGCGCCGTCTGGTACTCCGGTCGATGGGCAGAAGTTGGTTATTCGAATCAAGGACAACGGCGTAGGTCGCGCCCTTGTATGGACTTCGACGACAGCAGGCTACCGTGCTGTTGGCGCCACCATACCAGTTTCTACGTCGGCGTCCAAAGTTACCTATGTTGGGTGCATCTATAACAGTGCCGATTTGTTTTGGGATGTTGTTGCTGTAGCTACACAGGCATAAAATGGTTGCCTCTAAGATTGACTTTGAAATCCAAACCCCATATGGTAAATACTGTGATGCACTACATTTTTGGGAGGGCCAGATTCCTTCCGATGAAGAAATCGAAACCTTAAAGCAAGAGCGGGTGAACAATTGGATTGCTGTCCTGACAAGCCCATCACCACCAGAGGACCCCGTCCCTAATGGCAAATAGATATTGGGTGGGCGGCACTGCCTCGTGGGATGGCACGGCTGGAACCAAATGGTCAGACACGTCCGGTGGCGCCGGGGGATTCAGCGTCCCCACGACTGCCGATGACGTATTCTTTGACGGCGCCTCGGGCGCAAGCACTGTTACCATAGCGACAGGCAATACCGGCGCCAAGTCCATCACCTGCACAGGCTTCACAGGCACCATCACTGGCACGGCTGCCATTTCAGTTGCGGGCAGTATCACCCTTGTTGCGGGTATGGCCTACACCCACACTGGCACGGTTACGTTTACTGGCACGGCCACCCTCACTACAGCCGGTAAAGTTTTCAGCAGCGTAGCAGTATCTGGTGCAGCAATTACCGTAACACTGGGGGATGCCCTTAATATTGCCGCAAGAAACATCTCTGTAACCTTGGGTACTTTTAGCACTGCTAATTTTAGTATTGTTGCAGGCGCATTACAGTCACCGGGAACCAATGCTAGAACATTAAATTTAGGTTCTTCAACTATTACTTTAAGTAGCACCTCTCCCATAGCTTTCACTGGTTCAAACCTAACCCTAAATGCAGGCACGTCAACCATTACAGCAACGGCGACAAATGCTACACTTGCGGGCTTGGGATTGACTTTCTACAATGTAACCTTCAGTGTAGCCGGTGGCAAAACTATAACGGGCGCTAACACTTTCAACAACCTTACATTTACCGCAGGCGCGAGTGTGGGTATTTTCTCTGCTATTTTTGATTCTAATGTGGTCATCAATGGCACTTTGACATGCGCGGGTACGACCGCTATAGTGCGTCTTTTTGTATCATCAAGTGTTATTGGAACTGCTCGTACACTAACAGTAGCTGCCCTTTCCGCAAACGATTGCGATTTTCGTGACATCACCATTGCTGGTACTGCGGCAGGGAGCAGCCCTACGCGCGCAGGCAACTGCGGCAACAACTCAGGGATAACTTTCCCCGCAGCCAAGACGGTCTATTGGAATCTAGCATCAGGCGGCAGTTGGTCCGCTACCGCATGGGCTACTTCAAGCGGCGGCACACCTGCGGTCAACAACTTTCCGTTGGCACAAGACACCGCGATCATTGAAGCTACCGGCTTAAACAGCGGAACAACACTTACCATCAATGCCGCCTGGAATATGGGCACGGTAAATCTATCCGCGCGCACCACCAACACAGTCACTATTTCAGCAGGCACAAGTCCTGTTATTTATGGCAATTGGATAACTGGAACTGGTGTTACATTTTCAGGAACAGGAAGTTTTACTTTTGCGGGAGTTAATGCCCAAACTATTACCAATGCCGGAAGAACTTGGACACAAACGATCATTATCAATTCAGGTAGTTCCGTAACTTTGCTTGACGCACTAACTACAAATAGGACCCAAACGGGTGCTTTAACGGTAACACGGGGTACTTTTAACGCCAATAGTTACAATGTTACCTTGAGTGGAGCCGCCAGTAGTTTCATAAGTACGGGTTCCCTTACTCGTACTGTCGCAATAGGGTCTGGAACATGGACCATAGTGGGTACGAACGGTTGGTCTGCTGCTGCAACGGGACTTACGATCACTGGCTCCGGTACCATTTCGCTAACTAGCGCGTCAGCCAAGACGTTCGCTGGCGGCGGCGCCAACTACGGCGGCATCACCCTGAACAACGGCGGCGCTGGCGCCCTTACCATTACGGGCAGCAACACCTTCGGTACCCTTTCCAACACCGTGCAGCCAACATCCTTCCTATTCACGGCAGGCACCACTACGACCATAACTAACTGGAATGTCAACGGCACGGCAGGCAACCTAGTCACCATCCAGAGTGTTACAGCGGCTACGCATACGCTTTCGAAGGCGAGCGGTATCGTAAGCGCCGACTACCTGAGCATTACAAATAGCATAGCCACAGGCGGCGCCACTTGGTACGCGGGAGCCAATAGTACTAATGGTGGCGGTAACACGGGCTGGATATTCACCGCGCCCCCAGGGCCGGGCGTAACCAACACTAACTTCTTGATAATGTTCTAAAGGTGAGAAAGTGAGAATCATCTTGCATACCTTCCTCACTTCGGCTACTATGCGCTTCTAATCAAGGAGCCATACATGTCCGATAAAGTAAACCGCGTCCAACTCCTGAACGACGCCAAAGCCCAACTGACCCCGTGGACCACCGAAGACGGGCGCCTATTCTTGGACTATACCGATGCGGGTACCCGCCGTACCATGGCCATCACGCCCACAGGCAACTGCGATTTCCGTGGTTGGTTCTCCTCCTTCTGTGTTGACCAAATCAGTATCGTGCCTAACGGTGACCTAGTCAACTCAGCCCAAACCTACTTCGCACATTGGGCGCGTACCCGAGGCCCCAAGCTAAAAGACTACATTCGCGTGGGCGGGCGCATTGGCGAACTCTACATCGATACGGGCAACGACGCCAACGACGCTTGGCGCATAGCACCCAACGGCATCGAGCTTGTCAAAGGTGGTCCGACCCACATCCGTATGCTGCGTGGTGCTGGTGTCCTGCCCCTAGCTGATCCCGACTTTAACGCCGATCCGTCCGAGTTCCCGACCCTGCTCCGCAAGTACATCGCTTCCGACGACGACACCCTCATGCTCCTAACAGCTTGGCTTCTCGGTTGCCTGCGCCCTGAAGGCCCCTACCCAGTACTGACCATCTCCGGTGAGCAAGGCTCAGGCAAGTCCACCGTCCTGCGCTTGATGCGCCGCATCATCGACCCCCACGCCCTCGACATGCGTACCCCGCCCGAAGACCAGCGTGACCTGCAAGCCATGGTTCGCAACTCGTTCATCTTGGCCTTCGACAACGTATCCTTCATTTCCAACAAGATGTCTGACGCTTTGTGCGTTATCAGCACTGGCACGGGCGCCCAGGGTGGCCGCGCGCTCTACACCAACGCCGAAGAATCTGCCGTCCGCGTATGTAGGCCCGTTGCCATGAACGGCATCCCCGACGTCGTGGAACGCGGTGACTTGGTGGACCGCTCCATTCACGTTCACCTGCCCCGCATCGACCCACGCCTGCGCCGTGACGATATGGAGTTTTGGGATAGCTTCCACGTAGATCATCCGCGCTTGCTGGGTTCACTTATGAATGCAGCATTGAAAGCAATGCAAAACTATGGTAATGTAGTCTTGGCTGAAAAGCCGCGCATGTCTGCGTTTGCAGTGTGGGCCGTTGCCGCTGAACAAGCTTTCGGGTGGAAGCCGGGTCGTCTTATGGAAGTCTATAAGAACAATCGATCCGCCGCCGAATCTCAGATGCTTGAATTCAACGGCATGGCATCCGCGCTGTTGCGTATGATGGCGAAGCAAAAGGAATTCTCAGGTACCTATTCGGATTTGATTGGACAACTGGAAATGAACATCGGCCCGCGCGAGCGTCTGCCCCAAACGTCCCATAGCTTTGCTGCCGAACTCAAGCGCATCCGTCCCGCACTTGAGCGGCAGGGCTTACGCTTCTTCAATGCCGGGCGCTCGGGTTCCGTGGAGCAGAAGGGTCGTTCCCGCATTTCCATTGTGCGCCAAGACGACGACGAGGATACGCCAGCGTCATGACCGACGAGCCTTACGTTCCCAAGATCAGCACCAAGAAACGTCCTGACTACTACGAACGCGCCGAAAAGAAGGCACGGGAACGTAAGGGTAATGGCCCTTCACAGAAGGACCGGGTTGCCAAGCACAAGCGTGAACTCAAGGCCATGAACATTCATAAGCCCGGTCACGGCATCCGTGCCGAAAACGTCAAAGCCATACGTAATCTGCGCGACCACCTGCGCGAAACGTGGCAAGCTTCTTGGGACAAGATCAACAAGATCAAGAAGTTGACGCCTAAGCAAGTCGAGTTTGCCCGCCAATACGCCCTGAATAATCGCAGCAACAAATGTGGTGCCATGCGCTTAGCCGGATACGATACTGTCAATCCGGCAGTCCTGCTGTCCATGGCAAACAAAATCCTATCCATCCCACACTTCCATGACCTAGTCACCGCATTCGAAATCGAGGAGAAGGCCCGTATGAAAATCAACGTCGAGGATGTCGTCAAGTGGTTCAACGACATTGCCACCCAGGCCATGGGTTCCGGCGACTTCACCAACGCCAACCGCGCCATGGAAAACCTTGCCAAGTACCTCGGCATGTTTGTCGAGAAGAAAGAAATCACGCACCGCACCATCCACTCCAAAGAAGAGCTGGATACCCGCATTAGCGAACTGACCGCTATTCTGCGTGAAGCCGAGCCGGAAATTGAGCGCAAACTTAAAATCCACTAATCAAGACGCAGTCCTTCAACTAAAGGCCGAACTGGCCGAAGCCCTCCACCAAAAGGCGGTATTGGAGGCGCAGGAAGATTTTTACGTTTTCGCCAAGCTCCTCGCCCCTCTCATGCTGGATGGCAACGACTACCGTGACGGGCGCCACATCGAAGCCATCGCCGCCACCTTGCAGGAAGTTGACCGGGGCCTAGTCGACCGTCTTATGCTGGCCCTGCCGCCCGGCTCCATGAAGTCAGTCCTTCTTATGCTGTTCGCCGCTTGGTGCATGGGCCGCCACCCGACATGGCGTATCATGTGGATTTCCCACACCACCGACAAAGCGGTCGAATGTTCTGGCCGCATCCGCGACTTAGTCCGCTCCACCGAGTTCCAAGAAATCTTCCCCGGCTTCCACATCCGCGACGATATGTCTGGCGTAACAGGTTGGAAGCTGGTCACGGGTGGGTCGTTCATGCCAGCGGGCGCAGGCAAATCCATCGCAGGCTACCGCTTCAACCTGGGCATTCTGGACGACCCTCTCTCGGAACAGACCGCCAAGTCCGACGTAGAACGCGAGCGAGTCAACAACTGGTATGGACCCGGCTTCCGGTCCCGTAAGCTGCCTGACTCCCGCATCGTTCTTGTCAACACGCGCTGGCACGTCCGCGACCTTTCCGGCTATCTTCTAGACAAGGCCGCCCGCAACGCCCGCGTCGACCAATGGGAAGTCATATCCATTCCAGCCATCCTTGACAAGCCCGCCGCCGACTATCTCATGCTGCCGGAAGGGCAATCTTATTGGCCCGAGTTCATCACCATGGATGATCTGATTTCTACGCGGGAAGGTCTGTCACGTTCCGACTGGGGCGCCCTGTATATGCAGACCCCCACCGGGGAGGATGGCAACGTCTTCAACAGGGACGACTTCCAAGACTGGGAAGATGACGACCCGCCCGAATGCGACGAAGTCATACAGACCATGGACACGGCCTTCTCCACCAAAGCCAAGGCTGACTTCTCGGTCATCCAGACTTGGGGCATCTTTCACCTGACCTACACGGACGATAAAGGCTATGAATATCAAGAACCTAACGCCATTCTTCTCAACCAAGTGAGGGGTCGGTGGACCTTTCCCCAGCTTCGGGCAGCCGCCAAAGAGCAGTATGCCCGTTACAAACCCGACCGAATCATTATCGAAAACAAAGCATCGGGGCAATCCCTTTTGCAAGACTTGCGCCTTAACAAGTTGCCCGTGTTGCCTTTTCAGCCAGATCGTGATAAAGTAGCCCGTGCCCATGCCGTAAGCGGTATAGTAGAGCGGCAGCGCGTCTGGCTTCCCCTGAAGAAGCGGTTCGCCGCCGAACTCCTACAGGAAGCCCTAGAGTTTCCCAAGGGCGCGCACGATGATGCCGTCGATACCATGGTCATGGCCCTGCTGTATCTGCGGCGCCGATACGAACTTACACAGGAGGCGGTGACTCAGCCCGAGCAACACAGCCGCCGCCGATCTTTCAAAAGCTACTGGAGCCAGATGACCCATGCCCGATAATCTTGAAGAAGCCGCGCCCGATATGGAATTTGAGTTTTCGGAAGATACCTTGGAAGTCGAGCTTCCCGAAGAAGTTATCGAAGTCGACATGTCCTTCGGCGCCAACCTAGCTCTCAGTATGGAAGACGCCATCCTAACGGACATCGGCTCTGCCCGCCAGGACGCCCTTCAAAACTATAAGAACTCCCGCCAGCAGTGGGAAGAGAAGATCAAGCAAGGCATCAAGTGGTTAGGCCTGAACACCGACGGTGAAGGCAACACGGACGTCGAAGGCGCCTGTACGGCGGTCCACCCCCTTCTGCTTGAGAATGTGGTCAAGTTCCAGGCCAAAGCCATTCAAGAACTGTGGCCAGCCAAAGGCCCTGTCCGCACCAAGGTCAAGGGCTACGTCGATCCTATCCGCGAGCAGACGGCCCAGCGCGTCCGTTCCTACATGAACTACCAGCTTACCGAACAGGTGACAGGTTTCTATTCGGACCTTGAACGCAACCTGTTCCGGGTAGGCTTCATGGGCATCGGTATCCGCAAGGCCGGGTGGAACGGCGCCACCGCATCTCCTGATCCGACGATCATCTATGCCGAGAACTTCTACGTCGATCCTTCCACCTCCCACCTGAAGGACGCCGAAGAATATATTGAAGTCATGGAACTGTCCACCCGCAAGATGGACAACCTGATCTTGGCCGGAACCTTCCGCGACATTTCCGAAAACGATTCCGAAGAAGTTCTAGAAGCGAACGAAATCACGGAAGCTATTGCAGACGCTCAAGGTTTCGACTTGTCACTGGAGCGCAAGGGTTTTTCGGTGGGCGAGTCCCACTGCTATCTTGATCTGAACGGCGACGACCCGCTGCTGCCCGAAGGTGGTATGGCGCCCTACATCGTCCACTTCAACGTAAAGACTGGCAATATCTATTCGATCCGCCGCAACTGGCGCGAAGACGACGCTGCTATGGTCAAGCGTCAATGGTATACCATCGACCAATTCATCCCGGCCTTCGGCATCTATTCGCTAGGCTACGTCCACCTGATCGGTGATTTGGCTGCCGCTTCCAGCGCTGCGCTGCGCGCCCTCGTTGACTCGGGCCAGTACGCTAACTGGACGGCGGGCTTCAAATCCCAGGACGCCAAGTTCTCTGGCGAAGATGCCCCGTTAGGCTTTGGCGAGTTCCGTGACGTGAATCTGTCGCCCGAAGAACTACAGAAAGCCTTCTTGCCGCTGCCCACCAAGGAGCCGAGCCAGACGCTCTTCACGCTCCTTAAGTTCATGGTGGATTCGGGTCAGAAGTTTGCCGACAGCGCCGACGAGGTCGTAGCTAACAGCGCGAACTATGGTCCCGCCGGAACTACCCTAGCTTTGCTTGAAGCTTCCCAGCGGTTCTACTCCTCCATCCACAAGCGCCTACACCAGTCGCAGGGCGAGTTCCTTAAGCTGATTGGGGAACTGAACTACGAAAACCTGCCAGACATTGTCAACTTTGTGGTGGGTGCTGAAAACCAATTCGTCCAGCGTACCGACTTCAATCCGCAGATCGTTGACGTCATTCCAGCGTCTGACCCTAACGCCCTGACCGAATCCCAGCGGGTAGCTAAGGCGCAGATCGAACTGAACGTGGCCCAACAGTTCCCCCAATTCCACGATATGCGCGAAGCTTTGCGTCGGTACTATAGCGCTCTGGGTACGGAATCCATCGACAAGCTCCTAACCAACCCAGAAGCGGAAGCTATATCGGCGGACCCCCTGACAGAAATCCAAGTGGCTATGCGGGGCAAACCCATCAAGGCGCAGCTTGGTCAGAACCATACGGCCCACATCGCCGTCAAAACTGCCTTCCTCCAAGCGCCGCAAATGCAGGGCGCCAACGACCCGACCATCGCGCTGGGCCAACAGGTGCTGTCAGCTAACATTGCTGAACACAAGGTCTTGATGTTCATCGCCCAAGCCATGCAGTTAGCGCAACAGATGGGCATGCCCATTCAGGACGAGAACGTCCAGGCTCAGATTGCTACGCAGCTTGTGCAGATTTCGGCGGCCAGCAATCCAGAAGCCCAGCAAGCCAATGTCGAACAACAAATGGTCCAGCTACAGGCTGCTGAACTTCAGATGGCGGGTGAGCGTATCAAATCCCAAGACAGCCGCGAAGCAGCCAAGATTGCCCTTAAGAATCGTGAGCTTGACCTGAAGGAAACGAGTATGCTGCTTGACGCCCAAGAGAAGCAGAAGAGGAATCAAATCACAGCTTCTGGCAAAATACTTGACAACTCCGCTAAACTAGCGGATATTCAAGCCAAACAGCTTGCCGAAAGGGCAAATAATCCTACGCAATGAAGTTACTATCCGACTACGTGGCAGAAGTACAGAAGCGAATTGAACGCGAAAAAGAGTCACTAGCTAGGGGGTCTGCGACCTCCTACGACGAATACGCTCGCAAGTGCGGCGTCATAAGCGGCCTGGGTCAAGCCGTCGATATTCTAAAGGACCTGTTTCAGTCAACACCTTCAGAGGAAAGGGACTAATGATTACTGCCCGCTCGGCTCTTGACGGGGCCATTACCAACGACCAGTGGGTCACACAGGACGAAATTCCTGATCCGACTCCACTGCCTAGGATTCCTGGCGTAGGGATTCTTGTCCGACCTGTGCCTATCCGGCGCAAGACTGCGGGCGGGGTCCTACTTCCTGACACGTTTCGTGAGGATCGGGAATACCTGAACACTGTGGGTCGCGTCCTTTCGTTGGGCGAACTCGCATTCGTGGACGAAGATATATACCGGAAAGGCCCATGGGTCAAGCCCGGTGACTATATCGTTTACGCAAAATTCGCAGGCCAGAAGATTTGGTGGAAGGGCGTGAAGCTCCTC